AGTTTTGCAACCGCTTCATCCTTTGTGTCATAAAACTTCTTTTCGATAAGGTTTGTCATTAACTTTACGATTACTGTGTTATTCATGTTTTTGTACCTCCATGTCTCCTAAAATGTTATTGGTGTCATTTTCTATCATTGTTGCCTGCGTCTCCATAGGCATTAAAGATAGCAAGTTTGCGGTATTGAGCTGATACTGACTTATAATGCTTGCTACATTTGCAGATACTTTGTTATCGATATACAATTTTGTGTCTGCTACATACGTTACTTTAATATCTGGGTCAAGTTCCCCTCCGTCCGCTGTGATGACTGTGGTAGGGTAGTAGGTTTTTAAGGCTCGGATGGCATTTTGTTCGGATTGTGGGAGGGGAATGAATTCTGTTGATATGGTTTCGTATACTAAAACTAATGGATTTTCAGCAAGCCACGTTTTAAATTCTTGGACGGTTGTAACATTTTCGTTCGGTGCTGAAAAAAATTTAACTCCACTATTCCAATTACAACAGATTCCGAATTCTGCTTTTGTATACGACATTGCTATGGCTCTATATCTGTCTACATAAATATCGCCATTTCCGTTTCCATTCGGTGTATCAGCGAAAACAACCGAAAAATGCTGAACTTTTCCTTGTTTCCCACCCAGGGTTATATTACTAGATTGTCCATCAAAACCGTCAATTATCTTGCTCTTATACAACCACCCAATCTGTCCACCCTGCTCCACCAATCTGTCCCACTTTGTAATAGGGCGGTCGGATGTGAGGGTTAGGGATTGCTCTTTGTAGGGTTGGTATTCAGTAGCTATACTTCCATATTCATACTGGATTTCAAATCGCTCTGTAATTTTTTTGATAAATGTTTCCTTCGGCGGATACAAGCAAGCGTACATTTTTTCAACGCTTTCAATATGGTATCTTTTGATCACTCCATTATCTACAAGCCATGTAACCGAATTAGAAGTCGTGCCATCACTGTTTAAACCAAAACAACATTCTGAAATGTCCGCGTTGTTACCCTTGTCCTTAATACTCAATGTGCCTTTGTCACCATTTCCAACCTTCCATCCTTGGTAAAGGCCCTTTACATCCGGCTCTTTTTGCAAATTCAGTAGGTTCTTCCCAGTAACTTTCACACCCACTTCATACTTCTGCGTTTCCTCATTCCATTTCCCAACATTTTTGATTTCCTGCGGATATTCTGGGCTTGGGGAGGGTTTACCGCCTGTGTAGGGTTCGTAGGGTGTTACAGTAGTACTTTCTTCCACCTGAATATCTACAATACTCACACCTATTTTGTGTATTTCGCCATCTGGATTTCCGGAAAAACCAATGTACAGTTTCCCATCTTCGTTTGTCGTAATTACTCTTTTCTGTCCATCGCTTACGACATACCGAATTGTAGAATTTCCGACATTCATTGTTGTAGGTACAGATTTGATTACACATTGGAAAGCGTACTTGGTGTTTGGTTTCAAGCTTAATTCTATCGCATATATTACTGATCCTGCGATTGTTACTTCTTTATAATTTTCCTTGTTTTTCGCAATATTGGAGTCAAACAAATTTTTCCCACTTGTCGTCACCTGTTCCGTCTTCCCACCAAGCTCCAACCCCTTATTTACTCTCTCAGCACTATCCGGTATCACAAGTGGGCTTTCTCCACTCATGGTGTTTATAATTGCAATTCCGTCTCCACCGCCACTCTGCACCTCTCCGGGTGCAACATTGCCGTCTTCTCCGATCACAAGAGCTTTACCCTTGTTCTCGATTCCCTGCTGTTTGTCCAGCTTAGTCTCCATCTGCGTTGTAAAGTCTTCCGGAATAGACTGCAATACCTCTGCGCCTTTATCCTGTACAGCTTTAACCTGTTTTGTACCCTCTGCGGTCACATTTCCAGTCTGCTTAGTGCCTTCTGATTGTACTGCTTGTACGGCTGCGGTTTTTTCTGCTCCCACGGCTTCTATCGCTGATGCCTTAACATTCTCCACGCTCTGGACTGCTTGCGTCCCTGCGCCCTCTACGGCTGTTTTCTGGGCTGTTCCAGCTTGGGTGATTTCCTGTACTGCTGCTGTTCCGGCATTTTCGATCGCCTGCACGCCTTCCTGTACTTTCTGCGGAAATGTGCTTGCTGTCTGCTCGACACTGTTCTTCATTTCTTCCACGGCGGTTCTGTGTCCTGCCGCAGCCTGTTCGGATTCCTTCGCTTTTTTGACGGATTCTTCCACGCTCTTCACCTGTTCGGACACGTCCTTGACGGTTTCCAACATCTTACCGACTTCCACACGATCTTCTGCCGTCTGCTGTGCGTCTGCTTCTGTTTTCGTTGCTGCTTCTTGGGCTTGCTGACTCAACCGCTCTACCTTTTTGACCTGCTCCGAAATGTCCGAGACGGTCTCCACCATCTTAGCCACTTCTTTCCTGTCTTCCGCCGTCTGCTGTGCATCTTCCGCCGCCTGTCCTGCCGCTTCTGTGGCAGCTTGTCCGGCTTTCTCTGCCCGGTCTGCCGCTTCGTTGACTGCTTCGATTGCCTGTGCAAATAGCTCCTTGTCCTCTGGCGTGTCGAATGCTTCTGGTTTCGCTCTTGTGGTTACAACAATCTTGATTTCATATTCTGTCTGGCCAGATTCAGAATCCCTGAGATAGACGTAGGCAAAGATGTTTTTCCCAGACTCGATCATGGAGTCCGGAATCACAACGTCTGTCACTCCGTCTTTTGTTGTTCCAATCCTTGTGACGGAGTCTTTGCTGTCTATGAGGGCAAAATGAACCTCTACTGCTGTTGGGAGCTGTAGACCCTGTATCCTTAAGATCTGTCCATAGTCCCACTGCCGGACTCCATTCGCTGTTGCGGTATTGGAATCCTTAAAAGTTACTGTTACTATATTATGCAATGTTTGTACCTCCCTCTTAATTGTCATCCGTGATCCATGTAAATGTCTTTATGCGCTCACAGTAGTCTGTCTTGCCAGTTACAATGGATATTCCTCCGTCTTTTGTAATGTAATACCTGCCAGTCCCGATAACTGACGTACCAACCAATTCGCTGTACGTCTCTACTATGTCTACGACTGGTCGATATCCTACAGGGATCTTTAATTCGTCAAACGGTCCGTGCGATCCTGCATTCGGGAACTGTATAAGCGCTGTGATTTTACATGTAACCACGCACCCTCTCCTTATTAGCTCCGCCTGTATATAGTTGGATGGGTTTGTACTGGCGAATGGTCCTTTTATCTTTCCGGAGTCATAATTTGTTGCTTTAGATATGTTTATTTCGTATGATCCGGTGCTTTTAACAAATATACCGTCCCGTTTAAAATTAACAAGGTTTAAAATGGTGGCTCCGTCAAAATACTGCGCAATCTGCGTTGGGAATATAGATAAGCTTGTGTGTCTGCCGCTGCTCATCCCATTCGCCACAAATACACCCTTGCTTATTGCAGAGCTGTTTATCCCGTTTTCATCCTCGGAGTAGATCTCTCCGGTATTTACTTGGATAAAAAAGTGTCCGTCCAGACTCTTTATAAGTCCAGCGGTTACAGTTCCAAGGTTTGCGGCAATCGCACTTAGCGTCTCTACATTCAGATTCTCTACAGAAATGTAATAGATCACCCATTTACTTCCATCCCATCTTTTAATCGGCTCTCCGCTTGCGGTCTGCCAAAGCTGTCCAACCTTTGGATTTTCCGGAGCTGTTGGAGACACGATAATGCCGGAATCCCCGTCTGCTCCATTTTGCCCGTGTACTCCGATAATAATAGGGGTTGTCTTGGTTGAGGTTCCATTTGTGTAGGCATAGACTTCGTAGCTCCACAAATATTTTTTTACGTCCGTCATGTCTTGCTTCGTAGTGCTCCACCCAGAAGAGGATATTGTGATTCCGGTACTCTTTTCGGATGTGAGGTAGTACTTTGTAATAGATTCAATTCCAACACCGTCCTGACCATCATCCCCTTTATACTTCGACCACTGATAATCTGCGGGATTACTACTTTCTGTCGGTACTTCCTTGTTGTAGGCGAATCCGATGTAATATTTTCCATTCGGGCTGTCAGACATCCCGTTTCCGCTTGCATCGTCCGCATATCTTACCCACGTATAGTAAGTTTTCCCGTCATCTCCAGGCTTTCCTGGCACTCCCTCTCCAGTGATTCTTGCCCACTGGTAATCTTCCGGATTATTAGACATTACCGGAGTCTCCTTATTGTAGGCGATTCCTAAGTATTCTTTTCCATCCGGACTACTGGACATTCCATTTCCATGTTCGTCGTCTGCGAATTTAAACCATGTGTAATAAGTTGTTCCGTCCTGACCATCCTCTCCGTCCATTACATCCGTGATCGTGACCTCGTAATACCCTCTGCGGACGCCGTTTTCAAGCGCCGTAAATGAGTAAACCGCCTTAACATCAACATCCTCTGCATTAACCGTAACGCTCCTACCAACATAAAACTCTGCGCCATCTTTACTCCACCGGATTTCAAGATTTCCAGACACATCCACCCCATTGTTGTAAGCATAAGCTGTCAGCGTTGTGCTGCCGATGCCGTTTTTAAAGATAATGCCGTTGTTTGTGGCAATGGAGCAGGTGTAGACCTTGTTTTTGTTAATTAAGTCCTGCATCCTCTTAATGAGATCGTCGGATATTTCGGATGCCAGCTCTTTATAGTTACTAAACACCGTCTTGGCAGTCTTTGGGTCAGTCAGACTGCGTACCTGCTCCGATACCCTCGCTTGTAGATAGAGGACTGGTGTCCACTCCTGATCCTGAATTCTTACAGTGTCTCCGATATTTGTATCGAAATATCCATCCACCTCGTAGGTCACTACTGGTTCGGATGCTGTTTTAAGATCAGACAGAGCCGTGCTATAGAGCTTGTCCTTGTTGTCCGTATCATACTCTTTCCGCATCAGGATGTAAGCATCCTCTTTATTTACGATATTGGACGGGAACCGGTCCCTTGCCTGTGGAGCCCGGATGATTGCGCCGTCTGTAAAATACTCGATATTGCCGTTTTCATCGTATTCCTTTTTGTCCAGTCCGTTGATTGTCAGCCCATCCTTTCCGGTTGGCTGGATGCAGGTATAAAGCTTCTCGGCATCCGTGGTCTTCCGGATTCCTGTAATGCCTTTCCCGTAGCGCAGGACCACGTCACCGCGATATTCTCCGATTCCGCTGTCCGTATCACTGTGTTCTCGGTATACGTTTAAGACAATCTCTTTTAAGGAGTAATCGCTGTTTAAGACCGTCTCAAACTCGATCTCCGCAGAAAATACATTGGCCAGGGAGAATAATCTCTTTAACACGGTTGTCGTACCGGTCCATTCGTTAGTGATCCGCTTGTCAGACACCTCATTTAGTCCCAATTTTAGTGTTCTCTCAGCATCAAAAACGGCAAGGTACTCTTCAAAGCTCATTGCTTTTCCGGCTTTGTATTCGCCAGCATCCTCGTTGATAAGCTCAAACGACAGTGACCATGCTGTGGCAGTAATTGTCTTCTCCGTCTGGTCGGTATTTACAATATTTAAGTAGTAAGATTTACCCTTGTGTGTAAATGCTACCTTGTTTCCAACTGTAACATGTTCTGCGTCTGGATGTTTGGCGTTTACCGTAAAAGTATAGGTATTCGCTGCTCCCTGTAAGTATTCGCGTAGCTCATCACCCCAGTAGTGCATGGACTTTTTGTGTGCATTATCCATGAACGCTACAGGCGTGTTATTTGCACTTAAAATTGCAATTCTAATACTGTCCATTACAAGTATATCTCCCTTATTTTTGCCTTAATCTGCGGCGGAGGAGAAGAGAAAGAAGAGTAGCAGAACTGCACTTCCGTTGTTCCCGGTGGGACTTTTGGATAATTTGATCCATTAATCTCATCTCCTTTTGCCGGCATCCCGTTTACATAGACCTTTGTACTCTCTCCGTCTATAGACACCACATCTCCGGCGCGATACCGGTTCGGCACATCCTTATACTTATCGACATTGTCTTTCCGGAACCAGATACTTTTTAAATAGTTGTGCGTAACATACTGGTTCGTGAGGTTTCTGTCACCCCACTGTCCAATCCAGATCTGGATTTTTTCGCATTCCATATCCTTTATTTCCGGTATGTTTCTCTCCATATAGCTTCCATACCAGAAAATCCGCAGCTTTTCTCCCTCTTTTAAAAAGTCATTATGGCATCCCATTTTTAGGTTAAACGGATTGCCCTCGTAGGCTGTCGGCTGGAATTCCTCTCGTCTGATTAAGGTGTTCCCTGGGGCAAACCACTCGATACGCGCCGTATTACCTGTGGCATCACTCTTGTTAATAGACATGGCGCATATCACCTTGTTATCTCCAGTCAGGAATGCAATGGTCTGCGCTCCTGTCTGCCCCATTAATCCGGTTTCGAACCAATGTTGGGTGTAGCAGTAAAAATTCTTTGCTCCACGTCTGCCCTCGCTGTCCACCGGGATAGTAAGTGTTTTCATTCCACCGTTCCAGTATCCAGATGTGGCTTGTCCACCTTTTAATGCCATCACGTTGTATCCGGCAACATTCCTTACTTCAAGCGTCCCCTGTGTGGTGTTTTCCGGATTCTGATAAGAGGTACCGTGGTCATCTTGAAACAGACTGTAACCGTTAAACAGTTCTTCGGATGCTTCGTAGTTCTCTCCGTCCGCTTCTTCCTGTTTACCGAGCTGGATGACTCCATACTGGCTTACAAGTCCAATAAAACCGTTTTCATGCTGGTGTGTGATTTCATAGTCCACGTCTGCCCATTCGGTGCCGTTGTTTTGGATGGTGATGGTCTGGTAGCCGTTCTGTTGAACTCCGTCAAAGGTGAATTCTGCGGTTGAGTACGCTACCCCATCCGGAATGAGCCATGTGATTGATCCGCTACTATACATGTCATCCTCTTCCAGTACCGGTTCTCCATCTACGATCGCGTCGTAATAAATGGTCGGTTCATCAGAAAATATCAATCTTTTTGGTTCGTCGCTATATAAAATCTCCGCCATCCTCCGGCGGAACTCACTTAATTCTCTTGCTGTGGAATTTGCAATCTGGAACTCCATCACGATCTGTTTCGGAGAGTACGTGGAATACAGAAATTCTCCAGCATTTATATTTTCAATACTTCTTGTGTTGTTTGTTATAGACGGCGTTAAATTCCGGTCAAGTCTTGTGATCTTAACCGGAATCTCTGCGCCACCGTATGTTGCTTTAAGTAGTCCCAATCCTTTCCCCTCCTAATAGTTTCTCGAAATCATCCATCTTTTTAATCATCGGCCTTGCATATCCTACCGTCTGCTGCGCAACGACCTTTCCGTCCAGCGTTGTTGTCAGATTGATATTTAGATTAATATCCTTTTCGCCCATAATCTCCAAGATTGATTCCTTAATATAACCTTTTAGCGATCTCAGTGGTGTAATTGCCTCTGCTTCTCTTTCCGCAGCACCTCCGATCCCTCCAGACGGCATCTGGAATAATGCTGGTTTGGTAAGGATTCCACCATCTTTAAACCATTTCACGTCCAACATCGGCAGATTTGGCAATAAATCGGACAGATTGATGTCTCCGATACCATTCTCATATCCCACTCCACGATAAGCAGCTGCAAGACTACCGTATCTCGAAACCGCATATCGGATAGATGCAAGCATATTAGATAGTGGATCGTAGATGTTTTTATCGTATCCCGGCATTGCATAAGCTCTAAAAGTCGGATCAATAACCTGCATCAAACCTTTAGATGGAGTACCATTAACTGCGTTGATATCCCAGTTGTTGATCGCATTCGGGTTTCCGCCGGATTCTGTCTGCATCTGGTACAACAATCTCTGTAAATTTGCTTCTGAATACTGCCCTGTCATCTGCAGTGCTCTTGTTGCAAGCGTTCTCCACTGCTCCACTCCTGCACTTGGATTGTAATTAACGTTCGATTGCGTATCAAAAATTCCTTTTACAAATCCGACCACGCTGTCAAACACCGTATTAACCGCTCCTTTTGCCACGGAAATCCAAGGTTCAAACGCTCCAGACAAATCTGTAAATTTATCGATTGCAATCTGTACGATTTTGCTCGGGTGAGTGATATAGTCCCACACACTTCCGGTAAAATCTTTAACTGTATCCCAGATCCCGCCAAAAAAGTCACCGATTCCGCTTGCAAAATGCGGGAGTTCTTCCAGAAAACTTTTCGTCTGGTTCGCTGGCATGATCTTCGTTCCCTTTTCCAGTGGCAGAACTACATCTCTCCCCTCTGGAATAAATGGTTTTCCATGTGGTGGAACGATCATTTCTTTGTATGTAGAGCCTTTCTGGTCGTTTACGATACCTAGCGTGTCTTTTGGGATGCCACCAGTTCCCCTTGCAAACTTCGGAACTTCCCACAATGCAAATTGCTTGTCCGATCCTACTTTATCAAGCACCCAGTTTACACCATTGATTACACCATTTACCGCTCCACCGATAGGCTTTACAATTGCGTTCGCAATCCCTTTCACGATTCCTTCAAGAGTATCCCTGAGATTGTTAAATCCGTCTTTAATAAACTTCCAAACGGAAGAAAAAGCGTCCATAGCTTTCTCTTTGATCGAATCCCATATTCCACCGAGTACACCCTTTATGCTGTTCCAGATTCCAGCCGCTGTATCCTTGATTCCATTCCAGATATCGGAAAAGAAATTCGCTACTGGAACGAAAACAGCACTTGCAGTATCACTGATCCATTTCCACGCCTTTTCAAGCGCGAACTTGATCACTTCCCACACTGTGTAAATAACGGCGTATATTGCGTACATGACAGCACCAATCGTTCCCTCAATGAATTTTAGTGGCCCTTCTATCACGTTGTAAATCTGTTCCCAAATGTCTGCAAAAAAATCCTTAATTCCATTCCACACTTCCTGAATTCTTTCTGATATAGAATCCCATAGTCCTGACATCCAATCCTTGAATGCACTCCATTTTTCGGACAACCAGTCTGTAATATCTCCCCAGTTTCTGATTACTAGAATTACTCCTGCAATAGCCGCAGCAATTCCAGCGATTATCGCAATGACAGGGGCTGATACACCTGCTATCATTCCCACAACTTTCACGATCGTTCCAATTGCAGTGATTAGTTTTCCTATAATTATTAAAATAGGTGCTAATGCAGCTCCAACAATCGCAACGACAGCTATAACTTTCTTTGTTTCATCACTCAATCCGGAAAACCACTCTGAAAATTCTTTTACTTTTTCCACGACAGCTTCAATGACTGGAGCTAGTACCTCAAGCAAAGCGTCCCCAAGCTCAATCATCACATTCTTAAGCTCATTAAATGTTTTTTTGAATGCATCTGATTTTGTTTGGAGTTTTCCGAATGCTTCTTCCGTTGCTCCAGTAGAATTTCTCATTTCCTGCAAAGTTCCATTGAACTCTTGCGCCCCGTCTCCCAAAAGTACAAGTCCAGCTTTTGCAGCTTCTGAACTCCCCCATAAATCTCCGAATGCAAGCCCTTGTTCTTTTGCACCACTGGATACAATTTCTAAAACATCCGCAAGACTCATTCCTGATTGCATAAGTTCTGAAAATGATTGTCCTGTTTTCTCTATCAACAAATCAGAAACATTTGTCCCACTCTTTCCGAGTTCGTTTAGCATAGCATTCATATATGTGGTAGATTCTGCTGCCGCAACACCGTTTGATGTCAATTTCACATATCCAGTTGCAACTTGATCCAGTGCTACATTATTCGCCTTTGCAGTCGGAATGATTTTTCCCATTGTAGAAGCAAGTTCTCCAACAGTTGTTTTACCTTTATTCTGTGTCTGGATCAGTATGTCGGAAACTTTCCCTACTTCTTCCGCTTCCAATCCATACGCATTCATAATCGTAGTTAAAATATCAAGAGCATCCCCTGCATCTGCGAACCCTGCTTTTGCAAGTTTCGTTGATTTTTCTACGAACGCCAGTGCATCTCCTGTTTTCTGTCCTGCTGAAATCGCATTATATACATTGTCTGCAATTTCTGTTGCGCTGATTCCTGTTTGATTCGATAATTCCTTGATTCCATCTTCGAGTTTTGATAATGGTACTTCCGTTTCATCAGCGATGGTACTAACTTTCGCCATTGCATCTTCAAAATCCATACTCATTTTAGAAGAAGCTACGCCAGCACCTGCCAATGCTCCACTTAATGGCGCGAGTGCTTTTCCTGCATCACTTACCTTGCCGCCTACTTTTTTTACAGAATCACCAACATCCTGTATTTTTCTCGATACCTTACCAGATACATCATTTAACTTTTCAAGTTGCGATGTATAAGATTTTAAATCCTGCTCTGTTTTAGAAAGTGTTCTTTGAAAATCTCTGTATTCCTCGGCTCCGATATCTCCAGACTTGAACTTTTTCTCAACTTCTTCTTGTGCTTGCTTCAAAGCATCCAGTTTCTTACTTGTATTTCCAATCTGCTCATTCAAAAGTTCCTGTTTCTGTGCAAGTAACTGCGTGTTTTTCGGATCAAATTTCAATAATCTATTAACAGATTTTAGTTCATTTCCAAGGCTTCTCGATGTTTTATCAATTTCTTTCATTGCTTTATCAAGCGCCATGGTGTCCGCACCAAATTTAATGGTGATTCCTTTTATCTTCTTTGCCACTTTCTCACCTCGCTTTTGCGTAATAAAAGAGCACCTACCATTTCTGATAGATGCTCCGATTGCTGTATTTAGCTATTTGACTGGATTTCCAGTACAGCCTTGCATAAGGGCATATATGCGATTTATATGACATTCGTCCATTTCTTTCATCTTGCTAATAATGAAGTTCTTCTTATATTTAGCCGCTGTGCTTAATTTCTCTTTATTCCCTTTCATTACGCCACCTCACTACTTGCCAGATTCTTAGCGAACCGCTCTACAAGTTCCAAATACTCTTCATTTTCCATATTCTCCACAATCTTCACAATGGATTTCTTACGATCACACTGCTCTGTATCTGGAAGTCTGTCACGTTTATCCAAATACCTGTATAAGATTGCTGTGATCTGACGTTTTATGGCATAATCACTAGAATCCAACTGTGATAATAATTGAAGTAACTGATCGTTTCGTAATTCCTTATCCCTACTTACTTTTAATGCTCTCTGTCCTTGTATATATCCAAACTTGAACGCTGAACAAATCTTATCGTACTTATCCGGTGCATTATTCTGCAAATCAAATAACTGCATTACTGTCAAATCGAATGACTGTGGAATTGATAAGTTTTCTCTCTTAATTTTTTCATATAAATTCATCTTACGCCACCTCCTGATAAACAACTTTGCATTTATTTGTATTACCATTTGATAACCGATGCTCAATGAGTGTGGGATACCCATTTTCCTCCAGCCATTCTTTTACTTTCTGGAAAACAGAATCTTTATATTGAACAGTAACGCCGTCATGTCCATTCCTGCTATAAGCTGTCTTTACAATTTCGTCCTCTGAAACATCCAACTTCTGAATGATAGCACTTACTGCCTTATCGTGTGGTCTGCCACTTCCCGATAAAATACCAAACTCTTTCGCCATCGTAGTGCAATCCCACAAGACCGGAACTTCTGAGATCAGCGGTACTTTCACTGGATATCCGTTGTCTGAATAAATACGGATAATTTCAGCAGCTATGTACTTAGAGTCTACTCCTGCGTCATTGAGAGCTCCTTTGATGTTCTTGACCATCTGATTAACGGATGGCAGCTTTTCTTTCTTCTTTTCTGTAATCTTCTTGATATCCTGCACTGCAAAATATGATTTTACCAACCGTCTCTGCACTTTCCATGCAAGTTCATCAGTAAATGATTTTACAAGCATTAGATAGCCAGATTCCGTGAGCAGAACTAATCCATTAGGTGCTGTAATTCCATACTCTTTTTTCGCTTCGTACGAATTTCGTACGAAGTAATCTTCTCCTTCAATAAGCTGTTCTTTGTGATTGTTGAAATTTCTTCTTGCAGTTCCATCCGTTCTTTCATGAACGATATCAATATCCTTAAAAGTTACTACTCTCTGCCCTTCATGCTCTTTTACTACTACTTCCTGATTTTCGATTTTTACTACTTTATTTTCCATTTTATTTTCCCTCCAATTTTGAATTGAAGGAAATCCACATCTGTGTTATTATATTCTACAGAGGGATTTCCTCGATGTTTTTAGAAGTTCGTTATACTGTGGTAGGTGCGGCGAACTTCTATTTTTTTAGCTTCTGATACTGCAATTCAATTCCATTTCTTACTACTTCCGAACGGCTTATTTCTTGATTTTCGCAAATAATATCTAACTTATCTACCGTCTCCTTATCCATTCGTACTCTAAGCATATAATCTTTTGGATTGTCAGTAAGTTTAGTGCCTTTTTTCATAGCAGCCATCTCTAATCACCTCTCTTTCTTTGTTGCTACATTCTTTATTTTACATTGTAGCAACAAACTTGTCAAGAGGTTTTTGTTTTTTCTACCCTACCTGTAGAATTAAAAGTTATCAAAATCTTCCTGTGTTGCTTTTCTTGCAGTGGGCTTTTCATCCTTTTTCTGATTGTCGATATACTCCTGCACATAGTCCAGACAGTCTCCGATCGTCATTTCTTCCATGTCTTCGCTGGTTAATCCAACCTGTCGGCAAACATAAAAAAAAGACTCATTCGTAAACGGTTCTCCGCTTGATGAATCTTTGTCACTTATTTTTTTTTACTTGTCGGCATGGTATCTGTAAGCAAATCTTTTACTTCTCCCATAATCTCATTGAGTGGGAATACCTCAAATCCGTCCAACCACTCTAGCGGATCTGGAATCGTCCTGTCTGCTGTTTTCGCCATTGTCCAGATGATGTCGTAAAATACTTCCATGTCCATGTGGTCAAGAGAAGCAAAAGAAATATCCTGTATTCCAAGATTCCTTTTCGCTCCTTTTCCGAACACTTTCGCCACTTTCATCAGGTCTGCGAAATAATCTCTACCAAACTGTGCTTTATATCGTTTCGGCAATGCTGCCGTTGCTTTCAATTTCACTTGTTTTTCGTCAATGTAAATTGTTTTTTCCATAACATCCTCCACTTTTTCTATTTGGGCAGATCGCTCCGCCCTTTATTTCGCTTTACCTACTTTCGCCTTTCCAATCTTCCCCCTGCCTACCAAGGCGAGGTCTTCAGGGGGTGCTATTCCCCCGATTTTTCATATACTGTTGTATACCAAGAGTTATATGTTGTTTCGTCAACTCCTGCCGCCGTGGATGCCTTAACTAAGTTGTCTGTCGGTCTCGGACTTGCCACCAGGGAAAGTTCTGTCGTGTTCGGTTCTCCACTATCTTTTGTTGTACTTCCGACAGATGGTCTATTTACAGAGCAGTAATAGAAGAGGTGTCTTGTTGCCTTGACATCTCCCTGAAATTCGAACATCAGTGCGATATTTGCAACCTGTGCATCGGAGTTTTCGAGAATCACTCCTTTATCTGTTTTCTCCTCTTTTAACACTTCTGTCCGGAATTCTTCCGGTACTCTCGCAAGTGTCAGTGTACCCTCGTATCCCTGATTATTTGCGTTGGTGTAATAATCAATGTCATCAGCTTTAAATCGGATCAGATCACCACTCTTGTCGAATGTGATGCTTACCGCACCCGGCAATTTCTTCGGTGCACCGTACGCGATTTTTCCACTCTCATCCACTGTAACAACAGCGTAATAACAGTTTCTTAAGCCAAATTCCACTTTGTTTTCTTTTGCCTGTACAACTTTTGTTGCTCCTGCCATATGTTACCTCCTATATATCAATTTCGTATGCTTTTAGATACATACCTTCAGAATCTAAAAAACTCTCGTACGATTCGTACGGGAGTTGATTATCGTTTAATAGTTGCTTTACCCTTTTTTCCAACTCGATATCTTTGTACTCAGTGTACACCTCAATCGTGACGGCATACCCTTCGTGATATACAATATCGTCTGCATAAAATGCCACATCCTCGTCCGCATAATACACGATGTACGGGAGAGCCGGAACTTGACCGGGAGCGAAACAGCGGTATGCGATTGATAGATTCAATTCTTTTAAGATACCTTTTAAATCTGGCAATGTCATTTTCACAGTCTCCTTTCCAGCTCTTCAACATATTCCTTTATGAACTCCTGTTCCACTTCTTCAATGTGTGGGTATGCCTGTACTTCACCTATTTTTCTGCCGCCACGCTTCAACTGGTGTCCTTTTTCCAACAGATGGGTCAGGCGGTTTGTTGGGGATCTGTTGTACACCGTAATTCCACTCCTGTCTGTCGCCCTTGTCCATCCTTTCGCATACCGCCCACCGTTTTTGCTTTTTGGGCTGTTTGCTTTCAGCTTCTTCACACATTTTTCAGATACATTCATCGCAACTTCCTGTGTTGTTTCCTTAACTTCTTCTGTGTATTCTTCCATCTGCCGCATGATTTCTCTTGCCAGCCTGTCAGCACTTATACTCTCGCTCATTTTTCAATCCTCTCCGTACAGGTCAGTTCCAACTCTTCCGTGCTGATTGGATATGTCTTAATCACTTTCAACTTCTTTCCGCGAAATCGGATATACCTCTGTCCTTCATATTCATAAGGATGCACGATTAAAATCTCAGAAACTTCCATATTGTTCTGTCCAGCAAGATAGAATTCATTTCGGGACACTTTCTCTTTGCAGCACCAAATCTCCTGCTCCGCTTCAATCGGCACCTGCTGACCGATCTCGTCCTCTTCATACCCATTGGCAGATATCAATACTACTTTTTCATCCCATGTTCGATTCATTTCGCACCGCCTTAATCATCAGATTATTTATCCTAAACCGGATACTTCTCGGAATCACCCCATCTTCTGGATGATTGTACTTCCACGTAGCCCAATCCAGCACAAGCAGGATGTGGTCATATCTCTCTTCCTTGATGCGAACTCCATATACATTTTCGCATTCATCGAGAATTCCATCTATGATCGCATAAAGGACGGAATCCCTACTATCTGTAGAGATTCCAAGTCTTTCTTTCAATAATTGCAATACAATCACTCTCATAAGCATACTCCTTATGAATTCGCCATGATCCCTTGTTTTTTCATCTCTGCGAGAATTGCATTGATTTTATTTTTCAGGTCAGTCGCTGTTTCTGTTGACAAATCTGCAATCAAAGCCATCTGTTTCACGCCGCCAAGCGTTGTTTTATTCGCCGCTGGAAGAGTGTAACTTGGTCCCGCAGGTCCCTGTGCACCTGTATCTCCCTTGTCTCCTTTTGGTCCCTGCGCACCCGGATCGCCTTTTTCGCCTTTTGCCCCTGCTGGTCCCGCTGGTCCTGCTGGTCCTGCTGGTCCAGCCTGCTCATTCTTCACGCCCTGCTCTAACTTATTCATTTTTTCTGCTGTCATAACGTCGCCGTCATTCCATGTAGTTGGTGTATATGCCATAACTCATACCTCCTATTTTGTTTTACCTACTTTTGCCTTTCCGACTTTCCCTCTGCCAACTAAGGCTACATCGTCAGAGGGGATTATTCCCCCGGTGTGTATGTAATGTAGAATCCGGCGTCTGTATCCGTTTTCTTCACATCATATCTCACAATACCGGCAAGTAGTTTACCGTAAATCTGGTTATCTACCCATTCAACGCTTGTCTGTTTGCGGTCAAAGAATGCGCAGAATGATTTCGGATCACCGACAAAACCTTTTAATTCGCCAGCTCCTGCGATCATTTCGTCATCCAAAACGATTACCTCTTTGCCAAACAGCATTTTTCCGCTTGAGGAAGTGATGGAATCTTGCAGTAGATATCTTCCGTTTTTGTCTTTCAGCTTGTCCAGCTCTGCGTAAAGAGAAGAGGAAATGATGAATTTTACAGGATATACTTTTTTGATTTCTTTGTTCACCAAGTCTTTCAGTCCATCCAGACCTGTAACACTTTTCGCTGTTGCACTCTTTAATACAGTTGCGATATCTGTATTTCTTGTATTTCTGGACTGGTCATTGATTTCATCCCGGATCAGACCTGTTACATCATAGTCAGCGTCATCAATAGCCTCCTGAGAAATCGGAATATATCCCCTTCTTGTTTCGATGCTATAATCAACATTTTCAATCTTTGGTTTAGAGAGTTCTGGATTCTGCTCCAATTCTGCAACTGTGTTCATTTTACTTCCAGATTTTGCGATTACCGGATATTTTCCAGACGCGCTATTGACGCTTACGGTTTTTACATAGTTTTTAAGATCTACAACATCTTCCGGTTTTTCCTGCGGCGAAAGTATTTCTACCGGAATTAAAATTCCTGCGTCAACTTCCTTGAAGCCGCTTTCTCTCACCTGCCCCTTGGACTTCACAAATGCGTTAATAGCCCCTCTTGCTTCTTCGATTTCTTCACTTCTTTTTTCCATATTCTTCTCCTTTTCACGTTTTTCCGGAACTTTTTCATACTCCTTCATTTTTCCACGCAGTTCTTCGATCTCTGTTTCAAGCTCGCTTTTCCTGTCGTTATGAGCGCCCCTCTCCTGCTCAAACCTCTCGATCTCTCCATCAACGACACCTCTTTCCTCTTCGGTGTTTGCTTCACTGATCGATGTTTCCAGCTCCTTTTCTCTTGTTTCAAAATCTGCGTCTTTTCCACGCATTTCTTCCAGTTCCTTTTCTTTGTCTGCGATCTGTTTCGCAAGCATCAACTGTCTTAAAGCCATTACTTTTCTCCTTTCAGTCTTTTGATAGCATTGTTTCTCCACTGTTCTACTTGTTTCTCTCTGTACTGCTCCACCTGTGCGTGTCTCGCCTGTACTCCGGTGTCTTCGTAGGCTGGGAATGTGCATACAGATACCTCATGTAGATCAACTTCTTGGATTGTCCATTTCACAGTCCCGTCATCTCTCCAGTCCGTTTCCTCACGCACGATGTTAAAACCGAACGAGCACTGATCCACATCTCCACGTTTTACCCTCTCATACAGGTTCATTGCGTCTGAATCATTTTCATTGATATCAATTTCGCCCCATAGACCTCTTGTATCGGTTCTCAGATGTAAAGTTCCTACTTTTGTCCGACCGAGCACAAGCGTGTCATCGTGGTTGGTTAAGGCTCGGATGTCGTTGCTCATGGTGTTCGCAAATGCTTCTGGTGCAATCTCTTCATAAGCTCCCGGCCACAACTCTGTTTCGGAATTAAACACAGCAAAATAACCGGAAATTGTTTTCTTTCCGTCCTCCGCTTCTCGTGTTTCAAAATCCGCTTTCCATGATCTTGTCAAGTTTTCTTTCTTTCGTTTCACTATTCATCACCTCCCGTCCTTAATTTCTTCTGCTCTCCGATCATTCCCTGCGGGATAAAATTCTCAAGGATAATCAGATCGTTCAATTCGTCTTTCGGAGAGTCACCGATCAGTTTTAGCACATCATTTCCCGTGTAGATTCCTCGGATATATAGGTTCATTCCGATTTCCGCAAGCTCCTTGGTGTCGTAAGCCATCAAGCTTTTTGAGTTGCATTTAAAGTACCAATGCGGGCTCTGAATCAAACCTTTGGTAAGTGTCTGTTGGAATACATCCGCAATCGACTTCACCCGTGTCCGGACAAAGTTGTTGTATTCGTCCTTATTAAAGCTTCCAACTCCAAGAAAAAAAGGCGGCACATCCAACAGGGATGCGACCGTCCTCTTGTCAATCTCGACCGATTCGTTTATTGCGATATCCTTAAGGGATAGTGGTTTTACCTCGGATACTTCCAAAAATTCTGCCGGTATAATCCAAGGTTCGCCCGGTTTCGATTCTTTCAGATACTTTTCTTTGATCTGTTTTCTTCCAGCTTCGCTCGCGAAATCTTCTGACAGTGCATCCACCTTTACAATGATATTCGGCATATACTGCCCACTCATAAAAGATTTCTTTGTCGCATTCGCCTGTTTCAAATTCGATGCAATATCCTTCAGAGCCAACCTGTACCCGGTTCCCTTCCACGGATACTCCGGGTTCGGGTTAATCGCAAAGTGCAGCACTTCGCTTGGATCATATTCTTTACTGCCGTAAATGATCTTATATCCCGTCAGCGTCTCTTCAAAACTTGTCATGGACGGCTTTAATGGAATCAATTCATCAATATAACCATCCCTCATCATCGGGAGCACAACTGCGTTCCCGTCACCCGGTAAGAGCATTGAATAGACGATGTTATAAACCCACGCTTTTCTCGTCATCAGCGAATACGGATTGATATCAATCTTCCGTGATAACTCATTCTTAATCCGGATGTCTCCATGCGGACCATTTTCCATCAGGTGGATTGTCATGCCGGAAACCAAATCGGCAATTTTCTGACACGCTGCCCGAATTTCTGGATTCTGCGCCAGCGTTGTGTATCCTGACGGCAATAAAAAATCAGAGAACGTAGCTCCCTGATACACAAATACTTTATTCTGTGGTTCCGATCTGATACTCTTCTGCTTCTTTTTCTTCGCCATTTCTTTCTCCTATTCTCTCTTCAACCATTTATTTGCTGCATTTCCAAGTGCCATGTCGGCCAGCATCTGGCAGCACGAAAATACCCCTGCATCGAATAAGTCAATTCGTCTTACACCGCCGTCTCCGTCTACCTTTTCGTACTGGATCATGTCATCCACTTTTTCAATCGCCCGTACATTCTGTACGCAGTACTCAAAAGCATCCGAATGCAGGTAATAGAATTTCTTATTCTTTACTTTTACCTCAATATGTCGGAATCCCTCGGATTTTACATAGAAGTACTGTGGCTGATCTTGAATTTTAAATCCTGCTTTTTTCATTTTCAGGAAAAATTCACGTCCAAACTTCTTGTCGAATCCAACAATTTTGATTTTGAATCCCATCTTTTTCATGGAGATGAACCAGTTCACAATGTCGTCTGGAAGTACTGTGGCTGTATTACTCATCGTCAGCCATCCATCCTCTTCCCAACCAAATAGTGGTATTCCATCCTCATCACCTTTTTTAATTGCCGCCGCTCTCGGAAAGAAAGCGTGTGTGATGCAGATATCCACATCTCTGTATGTTCCATAAATAGCTCCTGCTGTCAGATCGTGAAGTTTTGATAAGTCAGCTCCGCCATACCATGTGATCGGCAGTTTTGCCAACTCTTCCAATGACCAGTTATATTCATCGTCAGATGATCTGAATTCGTTGATATCAAAATAAGCATTTAAAGCATTCGTAAAGATGTTCAGTGTTTTGTTTAAATACTCTGCTCTCAGCTGCGGCTCATTCATTGCCTGCGCCGCATCATCCATAAGGTCTTCTATTGTAACAGTAACTCCGATTGATGGCGTGCACATCTGTAATACTTCCGGATCATCCAATGTCGTAATCTCGCCTTTGCTGTTTAAAACATTGCCTTCTTTGTCCTGATCTGCTTTGCAAATAAAAATAAAATAGGAGTCATACGCCTTTTCTGTATTTGTTCCATCCAAAACTCCATGTAACGTATTTAACCTATTTGCTAAAAAACCATCTGGAATATCACCAGCCGTAGAAATACCAATCAAAAGCTTGTTCCGATACGCTTTCATAGCATTTTTCATCAGTATGTATTTCTTTGCCGCTGCTCTCTTCCAGGAATGCAGCTCGTCCAGAATCAGGCAGTTACAGTTTAAGGAGTCAAGCTTATCTTCTTGGTTGGCGATCGCATACATTTCTGCAGTACCATCTCCAAAATCAATACGGATGGAGTGTTCTTGATTGTTGTTTCGGATTCTCAACTTATCAACATCTCCGCGTAAAGTCTCAACGTTATCTACCAAAAATCCAAAGCTTTCCATTGTCTGTTTTACGGAATTGGCTACAATATATGTCTTTGCACCGGAACATCTATCCAAAATACTCTTTGCTTCAGCAAGCGCAGCACTAAAGGATGTTTTTCCCTGTTTTCTCGGTAAAAAAATAAGCGCTTCGTTAAAACGCCTAATGTCTGTTCCTTTTCGGAAGAATCCAAACAGATTCACGCACACAAATTTCTGCCAGTCAGTCAATAACATCGGAGTTCCTTTAAAACTCACTCCATTCTTGTCCTCGCCCTGTACATGGTGGATAGTCCCCTCAATCAAATCGATCACAAAATCGAATTGATCGCTGCGGAAATCCAGATCATCTCTTTCGAGATCTGACAGAAATCTTCTGCACGCAAGAACTCGATCCTCATTCGCCAGCATTTTTTTATTCGCGATATCCTCCGCATAACGCACAGCCGTATCGAAATGCGGACTGTTAATACTGGATAAGTCCATTTACTTCCCCTGCTGTTTTTCCAGTAATAATGCAAATGCAGATTTCTCTTTTTTCGGCTGTTCAATCTCCGCATTGTACGTTTTCGCATTCAACATCAGTCTGTCAGAATACGTTCCGATGTCCTTCCGTAGATTTTCGAGACTCACGAGAATAGGGCTTTTTTTACCCCCACTTTTCTCCGTGTCCAGAATCACTTCGTATCCAGATTCTTCGAACTGCTTGCTCAGCACATTGTACTGGTAAATCATATCTGCGTAGATCTCAATTACCTGTTTGTACTGTACTTTGTAGGTTCCGAGCTCTTTCATGTATTTAACTGTTCTGTCAATAATTGTTTGCCTTTGCGGTATGTATCTTGCCACCTATTCTCACCTCCCTATCTGCCGGAAAATTTATTTTCAGAATCCCGCGCTATTGGAAAGAGTCCTCTCTCCCGATTCTCCTGAGACATTTTTAATCTTCGAAAGGGAGGGGGGATACCTGGATCTCTTTGATTTCCATTTCCATTCCAACTCTATCTTTAAACCATTCGACCATGCTGTCTGCCTTTTCTTTGCCCAATGTAACTATATTTATTTTCACTGTTTCAAATTTGAGTCCACCGCTGATACTGTATCTGGTATATATATCTCCTTCGCAACACTCCATGCACGTCTTGACAATCTCCTCGATTACGTTCATCACTTCGTATCCGTAGTCACTTGCTTTCCCTTTCCATCGGATTGCATACATCTTGATTTCTTCCATGCTTCAAACTCCCTTCTCCTTTTCCTCTGCCAGTACAATCCAGAAGCCGTAACCTTATCCGTCTTCCTGTCGTGCATCCGGTCATGTTGCGCAGTGGACATGCTGATAAGATTCCAGTCCATAAGCGCAATCTCTGGATACTCTTCCAGCGGATAGATATGGTGTACTGTCGTTGCTTCTGCATACTTGCCATATCTCTTAGACTCCTGACACTGGTATGCGTCACGCCTTAGTATGCTTTCTCTTTTCTTTTTCCACTTTCGACTTTCGTAAAACTTTCCCATGTTTCTTCCCTTCAATCAGCTTCCCGCAGTTCTTGCATCTCCACGTGTGCTTCGTGATAAAACTGCCATCATTCTGTCTTACAAGTTCTGTACTGACATATTCCGTCTTGTCATGCTTGCATAACATTCTCTTGATAATACCCATGCTTTTCTCCTTTAACGCATAATAAAAGTACCAATCTCTGGATGCCAAGAATTTAGGACTACTGCTACGAAAATTACAAATGCCAGCAAAAAACCAAAATAACCAAGTACACAATCAAAATTTATAAGAAAAAAGTAGGAAACTTTGCAGTAGTCCACAACGGGTATAGCAGGACTCGAACCTGCGACACATCGGTTAACAGCCGATTGCTCTGCCAACTGAGCTATACACCCGTAGGATGCCCTTTATCGACATCCTTTACCCTATCCGCACTCGGGTACTGACACTAAATATAGATTGCTGAATCTATTTTTGTTTGTTTTGCAGATCTGCGGATATCTGCATTTTGGTACCATTTGCGATGTAAAGCCGGTGTGCACTCCCAGAACAGACCTCAGCTGTGCAGCCTGTATACTCACATCACAAAGCGGAGCACCTGGAATCGAACCAAGGACACAGGGCGCGACCCTGCGCATCTACCATTGATGCTATACTCCACATAAAAACACCGCCAGACGAGAAAGGGCAGAAGTCCGGCGGTGTTCCGAATGTTGTTTGGAAAGCTTTTGGAGTCTTTCTTCTAACTCCATGTTATACTATATATTATTTAAAGCGGACAATGTGGACAAAACGGACAAACTTCTATTTTTCTTTCATCCACCTCTGAAATTCTTTCCTTGCGCTTTCTCCTGTGCAATTCCCTTTCATTTTTGCAGCCACTTCATCCCACGTAAGCCCCTGCATCACCTTGAACCGGATAATCCTCTGCATCCTTACCGGAGCTTTATTGATTACTCGCTCTGCTTTTACTTTAATCTGCTTTGCGTTCAGCTTTCGTTCTTCCAACAACCGTTCCTCTTCGTCTATATTCACCGTGTTCTCTACACATCCGGAAATATTAAAGCTCTGCGGCTGGTATGGAAACTCCGGATTACTGCCTGTCACCTTGTCCTGTACGATCGTCTTTCTTCTGTTCCGTCTGATATCTTCTTCTGTCTCTTTTACCAATGCTTTCGCATCCATGTACTCATAGATTACGTTCTTGTCCAATTCAATCACCTCCCGGGATCCGCTCTTTTATGTTGTGTTTCTCTGCTATGTAGTCCACAGCGTCCTTATTCGCCCTCTCGCCGCCTTTAAAGTCACAGGCAAAGGCTTTATGCTCCTGTTGCTTTAAAGCTGTCTCACAGGGCTTTCTCGTTGCCATCTTGTGTGCTTCTATCTTTCTCACGGTGTCTGCTGTCTCCCTTCTGCGCTTCATAGTCTCTCTGGTCATGCCGTCACCTCAATTTCCTCTCCGGTCAGTTCTTCCAGCTTCTGTTTCATTTCTTCCACGGTCATTTTCTTCGATTCGGTGCGTTTCCAAATGAGTTCAAGGTCGCTTTTAATAAACACATCTTCTATGCATCCGAGTGATTCCGGAGTAATTCTATAGACTTTAACGATGTCTCCTGTATAACCTTCCCATTTCAAGTCATCATCATAACCGCCTATATTATTGCATCCGCCTTTTCTCACTGCCATCCCAGCCAATACAAGATACATGTTGCCATCTCTTTGTTCAACTACCATCCCATCTCTCAAATCTGCCTTGGTAAATTCTTTGTTCATATAATCGCCCCATTCTAAGATTTTATAATTGTACTTTTCTGCAAAATCACGAGATGAATATTCTCCATCACCGTAATAACATGTTCTTTCGTTGTGCATATCGTAATTTGTATTTTTCAAATAACTTTCTCCGTTACACCACTTCATCCTATGTTTGTGCATCTGCTTGCAGAAGTCTTTCGCTTCTACCTTGGTCTTACAGTGCACCGCAATCTTATTGTCTTTATTTTTAAATTCTTTCCATTTAAACTTTTTCATTTTTCTACCTCACTATCTTTCGCACGATCCAATCCAAAAACACCACAAATAACAGTATCGGAAATCCCGCAGCCATCAGGCAATCCGCACCTTCTAGTTCTACATCCTCTTCGATTCCTGTCTTTAGGGCAATCACTGTTCCAAGCCCCAATATGTAGTAAAGGGTCAAGAATGCGATTGTGATTAAAATGTTCATGTTATTCCTCCTTGTATGGTTCTGGAAGTGGCTGCCATGCTACAACTTCTTTCTTATTTGCTTCTATGAACTCATTATAAAATTCTTCGTAAATATACCATCGATCGTCTCTAACTCTGTAAAAACCACACTTAACAGCTCCATATGATGTTTGCACATTCAGCAATGGATAATATTTACCATCACCAGCTTCCGGCAATTTATCACTTATCGGAATCCAACCGTTTTTACTAGGGACATTTGTGTCATTAGCCAACTCTAAATACTTCTTCATTTTATGAATTGCTTGCACTATCACGCCATCATCACAATTGCATATATCACTTTCCACGTCACAGCAAGCACCTTCGCATTGATTAAAGCATTTTTCATTTTCTTCTATTAGTTCTTTGATCGCTACAATTTCTTTTTCTTCCAAAATCTTCTCTAGTACGTTCATTCCGTATCCTCCTTATCCACATACTTCTCTACGACATCTACTGCGCAAGTCAACCCGTAAATATAGCTTTCCAGTTCTTCTGCTGTTTTGCTCGCTCCGTGTCTTTTCTTTTCTTCCTTCAAGGTTTCGTAGGCGTCATTTTTCATGGATTCGATTTCTTCCACGATTTTCTCTAATACGTTCATACTTTATTTCTCGATTTCCAGCGCTTCTTTCAGCACTCTTTCCACTTCTTCCGTTTCTTCTCCCCATGATTCCGCACATCTTTTTACACCTTCCGCGTAAGCTGTAAGACCCATTACTAAGTGTTCTTCCGCACTTGCATTTGTCCAAGTTCTGCATTCTCCATTTTTGCGCAATATAGTTATCATTATTTTCATCATTCCACCTCCAACAGCTCTGGATCGTCAAAAATGTTTCCTGCCACTTCCGTCTGGTAACTCCAATCTAATCTCTGTCCGCAATCCCAACAATAACCTGTGTTCTGTCTTTCGTTCATCATTTCAGTTAAAAGACAATTACCGCAAGTAGGACAAGTGTAATATTTGATTTTCCTAATCAAACCATCCTGCATTCCATTTTCTCTAGCTTTCTTCGGCAACTGCTTTTCTAGTGCTTCGATTGCTACTAGAAATGCATCGACATAATTGTTATAATCACTTCTTTCTCTCGTTTTCTGCGGAAGTGAGCATAATGTTGCGTTATACATGTCTCGCATTTTACACATTCTTTCTATCGCTTCTCTAACTTTCTTCTCATCCATCTAATTTTCCTCCCGTTATTTCCAACCATAAACCACTCTCTCCATCTTTTTCGTAGAGAAAATCTGTCTCTATACAGCAGGATGCCAACTCATTCATTGTCCTCACGCAATCCTCTGCATCAGCGCATTTGATCGTGTCGCCTTTTCGCAAGCGTGTTTCTTTCACTTTTGGCATTAGTCATTCCTCCGTATCGTCATCTCGATTCCGATCTCATCTTTAATCATCTTTGTATACTCATCCCATGTTGCCATATCGTCCACCAGACACTCTGCTTTCAGGTTCATTCGGTCAATAAATCTCTTGCACCGTTTCCCAGCAAAACCGAACTCATCATGCAGCGTTGCGACTGCGATCACCATCATTGTGTCCAGTGTCATGTTTTTGATCTTCTCACAGGCAATGTTTAGTTCTTTTCTGGTTAATGCTGTATTTATTCCTGTGATATTCCGGAACTGGATTTCTTTTTCCAGTCCCTCGATACCGTCTTTTTTTACAATCTCCCTTGCTAGAATCAATCCCTGTGATCTACCGGCTGTATAATCATCAACTTTTCCCATTCTTACACCTCATATCCTTACAAAAATACAATTTCGTCCCTCTCTTTGTCTTTACATACTCAAAATCTCCGATGATCTCCCGTCCACAGGAAGAACAGATATGTACTTCATTTTTCTTCGGATTCTCTTTTTTCATAACCTACTGTAAATACCTCCGCATTAATATCCGGTTTGGATTCGATACCGCCCTGTTGAGCCGGCAACTGGTCCGCACCCAACCTTCGTGAAACTCCATGTATTTCGCTGTTGTTCCGAATATATCCTTGACCGAAGTTTCTTGTTTCTTTGACTCAGGCCGCATATTATTGTCCTTTAAAAAGTTTTTGAACGTTTCGATACTCGCATCTATTCCGCTCTCTTCTCTTATTGCTGCATAGATGTTCTGGATCGTAAGTCCGTATTCGATCATGCACTTAATTTCTCCCTTGTACGGTTCGTATTGTTTTCTTTTATTTTCCATTTTTCTTAACCACATCCTCTTGTTTGCTATTACCCTCTTTTTCACTTCTTTTCCAGTAATATCCTCAAGTACTCTGCAGATATGCTCATCCGTGCATCCGAGCTTTACCATCTCTTCGATCTGGAACTTGTAGGGATCCAGAAAGTGCGCTGGTCTACTCATTTCCCTCTCACCCTGTTCTTTCTCTTCCGCTTTGTGCTGCCGTACATAAACGCTGCCATGTTGCCCGGTTTGAATCCTGCAGACTGTTTTCTATGGCTGCTAAAGCTGTATTTTCCTCTGTCCATGCTTACTCCCTTTCTAAGCTCCACCATGCTTTTGAGTTCTTCCCGTATCCCGTAGTCTGGATCCGTACTCCAAGTTCACTTTTGGCTTTCATCACATCTGATCGTTTGATTCCTGCTGCATCTGACTCCATGAGCAGCTTTGCTCCATCATATCGTCCGCCCGCCATTTTATCTTTTAACCATTCCACCGCCTTGTCATAATCGGTCTTAGATACCTCGTTGACCTTGTCCTTGATCTTTTCCAATTGGATGGTGTTGGTGTTCAGCTTGTTCCAGATCTTCTCAAAATTCTCTTGCATGATTCTACGATTCTCTAAAATTTCATCCCTGATCACTGTAAGCGCCTGTGCTGCGGTCATCCCTTTCTTTTCTGGCTCTTTCACCAGACTTCCCGGCTCAAGTCCCAGGAGCAAGCACATGGTTCTTTCAAAATCTTCTGTCTGTTCCGGATTCTTTGCCATATTGCAGACAAAAGACTTACTTCTCCCGAGTTCTGCCGAGAATTTCTCTTTCGTCTTGCCCTGCTTTTCTAGTTCCTTGCAGAGCAGAGCGTAATTTATTATCACTTTCTTTGGTTCCATAGTTCCTCCTTAATTCGAATTCAACAGCTGCTCTTCCAGAGAGTCCATGTCGTATCCTCTGCGTTCGAAGTTATTTAAGTTTCTGCTTACTGGCGGTTTTGCCGTCCTCTCTGGTGGCTGATAATTTTTGTCGAGATAATCTTCATATCCGGTGTTAAAAAAGGTGCTGCCGTATTGTGGTTTTCTCCATTCATTTTCTTTTAAATCTTCTTTGTATCGATTTATCGCTCTTTCAAACTGCTCGTAGCCAATAACAGGTAGTCTTTCCTTGCTCTTTTTGCTTACCTGACCTTTCCCTTTTTTCTCCGGATATATTTTCC